GGTGCTCAGCAAGCTGGAGATCACCGCCGAGCGCGTGCTGCTCGAGCGCGCCCGCCTGGCGTTCCTCGACCCGCGCAAGCTGGTCGACGCCAAGGGCAAGGCGCTGGGCATTCACCAGCTGGACGAGGACACCGCCGCTGCCGTGGCTGGCTTCGAGGTCGAGCGCGGCCGGGTCACGAAGATCAAGCTTTCCGACAAGTCCGCCTCTCTCACGGCCCTGGAGAAACATCTGGGCCTCTACAAAGATGGCGATAGCGATGCGTCGCCGCTCCACATTCACCTCCACTTGGACTGACCATGCGCATCCAGAACATCCTGATCCAGAAGAGCCCTGTGCACGACGCTGCATGGGCCATGCACATCGAGATCAACGACTGCAAGTTCTCGGGCTATTTCGATGACTTCGGCGGGTTCATCACTGCCGTGACCGAGGCAGCCAAGTTCTTCGCCGTCCGCGCCGGCAAGCTGCGGGTGCGCGATGCCAACCTGACGCGCCAGGTCGTGCCGGGCGATGGCAAAACTGTGCTGCCCGGAGACCGTCTGCAATGAGCGACCTCACCGGCTCGACCGGACAGGTGATCCACTACAAGCCGCCGGGTCCGGTCGGCAAGGCATTTATCCTGTCCGATGCCTTTGTGGCTGGTATCCGCGGGCCGGTCGGCTCTGGCAAGTCCGTGTGCTGCGTCATGAAGCTTGTACGCAACCTGCAGAAGCAGAAGCGCCAGCGCGATGGCTGGATCCGCCGGCGCACCGCGATCATCCGCAACACCTATGCCGAACTGCGCACCACCACCATCAAGACGTGGCACCAGTGGATTCCGCAGAGCTACGGCACTTACCGCGACACCAGCCCGCCGACGCACCACATTGTCGACGCGGCGCAGAAGATCGATTGGGAGGTGATCTTCATTGCGCTGGACCGGCCGGATGACGTGCGCAAGCTGCTATCGCTGGAACTGTCTGACGCGTGGATCAACGAGGCGCGCGAAGTGCCCAAGGCGGTGCTCGACGGACTGTCCGGCCGAGTGAGCCGCTATCCGCGGCGGGAAGAAGGCGGCTGCACCGACCCGCAGATCCTGATGGACACCAACCCGCCGGACTCGGACCACTGGTGGTATCGGATGGCAGAAGAGCCGTCGCAGGAGGATCTAGAGACGAATGCAGAGCTTGAGGCACAGCTGCGTGATCTTGGATCGCTTCGCCCAGACCAGAGCCTCTTTGCTTGGTTCGCTCAGCCCGGCGGCCGCGCGCCCAATGCCGAAAACACGCAGAACCTCGATCCCGGCTACTACCTAAAGGCTAGCGCTGGCAAGAAGCCGGAATGGATCAAGGTCTACGTGGACGGCCAGTATGGCTTCGTCATGGATGGCAAGGTGGTCTATCCCGAGTACAGCGACACGCTGCACTGCCGGCCGTTCAATGCCAACCCACGACTGCTGCTGCACATTGGCATGGACTTTGGGTTGACGCCTGCGGCCGTGTTCGCGCAACGAATGCCGAATGGACAGTGGCGCAAGCGCAGTGAGGTGGTGACCGATCGCGCGGGCGTTATCCGCTTTGCCGGCCTTATCAAGAAGCACCTCGCCGAGCAGTACTCGAACTTCAAGATCGGTAGCATCACCGGAGACCCGTCAGGCAATGCCGCCCAGGGCGGCGACGAGGAAGAGCGCAACACGTTCCAGTTGCTGGAGGCTCATGGCGTGAAGGCTGTGCCGGCGTACACCAACTCTCCTACGCTGCGCATCGAGGCCGCGCGTGACCCGATGACGCGGCTGATCGATGGGGAACCTGGAATGCTCGTGCACCCAGATTGCTCGGTCCTGCGCAAGGGCTACATGGGCGGCTACCACTACAAGCGGATGCAGATTGGAGGTGCTGAGAAGTACCGCGATGTGCCAGATAAAAACATGTATTCGCACGTATGTGACGCGGATCAGTATCTTATGATCGGTGCAGGAGAAGGCAAGGCGATCGTGAAGCGTGAACCCGTGGCGAATCGCCCTTCGTTCGCGATCACCGACTACAACACCGACTTCTGAGGATCGACCATGAGCACACTTTTCGGCAAGCCAGACGTTGCCAAGCCCGCACCACCACCGCCTGCTCCGCCTCCGCCGACCGTGGACAACGCGGCAGTGCAGGGCGATAACGATGCGGCTGCGTTGCGCCAGCGCCGTGGCATGGCCTCGACGATCCTGGCTGGCTCCAACCAATCCACCTCCACCACTCAACCGCAAACCGGCGCCGCGCGCCTGCTCGGGAGCTGAACATGGCACGACGCATTCGACTTGACCTGATGGGCGGCCCCGCAAACACGCAGCCGCAGACTGGCAACGGCACGCAGTTCGACTGGCCCGGCGGTGACGGCGTATTCCTTGTGGAAGCGGGCACAGGCGCGGTGGGGCTGCAGATCCTCGGCCCTGGTGGCGTGTGGATCAACGTGATCAACTACGCGACCACGACGGACATTTCGTCCACCGGCCCGAAGATGGCCAACTTCCGCGCGCCGGCTGGTGCCATCCGTGCGGCTGCCGGTGCCTCTACGGGAGTGGTGTGCTCGGTCGTTGGCGTGCCGGCCAACGTGGCAGGCTGATCATGGCTGACGAGCGCGCCAACGGACTCATCCGCCTGCAGGATCAGATGGCATCCCGACGTGGCATTTGGGAGGGCCATTGGCGCGAGATCGCAGAGCGCGTGCGCCCGACGCAGAACATCTTTCAGCAGCAGCGCCCCGACGGCGACAAGCGCAACGAGAAGATCTTCGATGCGACCGCGCCTCTCGCGCTGCCCAAGTTCGCCGCGGCAGTGATCAGCTTCACGATGCCGGCGACGCAGCGCTACCAGACACTGTCGACCATCGATCCTGACCTAGCGCAGAACACCAATGTGAAGCGCTACCTGGAGCAGGTGGCCGATCTGATCTTCAAGGTTCGCTACTCGCCGCACAGCAACTTCCAGTCGCAGACCGGTGAAGTGGTGCTGGATATCGGCGCCTTCGGTACCGGCATCCTGTTCATCGATGACGTGCTCGGCAAGGGCATCCGCTACAAGTCGCTGCCTCTGTCCGAGTGCTACATCTCCGAGGACGAGAGCGGCAGCGTCAATCGGCTGCACCGCAAGTTTCAATTCACCGCCGAGCAGGCCGCGCGTAAGTTCGGCACGGACAAGCTGTCCGAAGGCATCAAGCGCGCGCTCGACAAGGATCCGCTGGCAAAGTTCTGGTTCCTGCATTGCGTGGGCCCGAACGAGGAGCACGACGGCCGGCGCCAGGATCACCGCGGCATGGCGTTCTCGTCGTGCTATGTCGAGTTCGAGACGCGCACGACAGTGGATGAAGGCGGCTTCCGTCGCTTCCCGTTCGCGGTGCCGCGCTTCGAGACCAGCCCGCGCGAGGTCTACGGGCGCTCGCCGGCCATGGCTGTGCTGCCCGACATCAAGATGCTCAACGAAATGAGCAAGACGGTGCTGCGCGCTGGCCAGATGGTCGTGGCGCCCCCGATCATGCTCACCGAGGACGCGAGCCTTCAGGCGTTCAACGTGCGCTCCAACGCGCTGAATTACGGCTACGTCGACCAGAACGGTCGACCGATGGCGATCCCGTTCCAGACGCAGGGCCGCGTCGACATCGGGCTGGACATGATGAATCAGCGCCGCGAGGCCATCAACGATGCCTTCTATGTGACGCTGTTCCGCATCCTGGTCGAAGAGCCGCAGATCACCGCGACCGAGGCCATGCTGCGTGCGCAGGAGAAAGGCCAGCTACTGGCGCCGACCATGGGGCGTATCCAGGGCGAGATGCTGGGCCCGATCACCGAGCGCGAGATCGACATCCTGGCCGCCAGCGGTGCACTGCCACCGATGCCGCAGGAACTGATCGACGCCGGCGGTGAGGTGCGCATCGAGTATCAGGGACCGCTCAACCAGGCGCAGCGCGCGAGCGTTGGTATCGGCATCATGAACACGATGCAGGGCGTCGCGCCGCTGGCGCAGATCGACCCGTCCGTCATGTCCCTGTTCGACATCGAGGGCATGGCACGCGAACTGGCCGAGATCAACATGGTTCCGGAACGCCTCATGCGCAGCGACGAAGAAGTCACGGCCATGAAGGAGCAGCAAGCGCAGGCCGCACAGGCTCAGCAGTTGCTCGCCGCGGCGCCGGTAGCCGCATCGACAATGAAGGATCTGGCGCAGGCGCAGGCCATGTCAGGTTCCAACCAGGCGGCTCCGGCCGTCATCCCCGCAGGAGCGTAAATGTCCGCCTACACCCCACCCAACACCAACATCATCTTCGAGCGCTGCCCGGACAATTCCGTGCGCGTGTTCAAGCAGATCCAGTCCACTGAAGACGGAACCAGCGTCACCACCGAGGTGTGCTTCATCCCGGCCGGTGACTGGAACGACCTCGTGACGGCCATGGGTAGCATCGCCGCGACCGGTGGCGTGACTGCTGTCGATACAGCACCGGAAGCCGTCCAGGCTGCTGTGATCCCGGCCAACAATGACCCGCTCGTGGCAGGCGTAGCTGATCCCGCCGTATGAGCATGCTTGACCGTATCCTGCGCCGGCGCTCGTTCTACCGGACCACGTTCCAGACGGATGCCGGTCGCAAGGTCCTCGCTGACCTGCGCCGGTTCAGTGGTTTCGGTGAGTCGCCACTGCGTGTCTCGACCATCCGCCAGCAGGTTGACCCGATTGCCACCGCCGTGCAGATCGGTCGGCAAGAGATGTTCCAGCGCATCCTTGCGCATCTGCACGTCGATGATGCCCAACTTCTCAGACTGAAAGAGGAAGCCGAAGAATGAACACCGCCGCCGCCGCTTTTGCTGGAACTCCCGCCGCTGCTCCTGCCGCGGCTCCCGCTGGTACGCCGCCCGCCGATCCGGGCACGCCGCCGTCTGGCACGCCTGCTGCCGCTCCTGCGGGCACGCCACCGGCCAGCAACGATTCATGGTTCTCCGGATTCCAGAACGAGGAGGTCCGCAACTGGACGCAAGCCAAGGGCTGGAAGGACGCAGCCTCGATGGCTGAGAGCGCGTGGAACCTCGAGAAGCTTATCGGGCACGAGAAGGCCGGTCGCACCGTCGTCATTCCCGGCGACGATGCGCCGGCCGAGGAGGTTGCCGCCTTCCGCACGAAGATGGGCATCCCCGAAAAGGCCGACGATTACATGAGCGTGATCAAGGTGCCGGATGGCCAGCCCGACACGTTCGCCAAGGAAGCCGCCAACTGGTTCCACGAGGCCGGCATTCCACCGAAGCAGGCCGCGATGCTGGCCGAGAAGTGGAACGCCTACCAGGCTTCCGGCATGCAGCAGCAGACCCAACAGCAGGCGGCTGACTCCGACAAGGCTTTCGGCGAGGTCGTCGCATCGTGGGGCAAGGATGCGGACGCCAACCTGGAACTGGGCAAGCGTGCCGCCACGCAGTTCCTGCCGGCCAAGGATGCGGCTGAGCGTCAGGCCATTCTCGGCAAGCTGGAAGGCGCGATCGGCACGAAGGCAATGCTGGAGATGTTCGCCAACATCGGCCGCGGCCTGGGCGAGCACAAGGTGCACAGCAACGGCGACCCGGGCGGACTCGGCATGTCGCCGGCCGAGGCGCAAGCGAAGATTAATTCGCTGAAGTCGGACCAGGCATGGACCTCTGCGTACCTGAAGGGCGACGCCACGAAGAAGACCGAGCTGGAACGCCTGATCAAGATCGCGTACCCCGCGAGCGAGTGACATGGCAGATACCACAAACGCGTCTCTTACTTCGCAAGGCATCCGCTTAGAATGCCTACGACTGGCACAGCGTCCTGATCGGGATGCTGAATGGATTACGAAGCGCGCGGCAGAGTTCGAGCTCTTTGTGGTCGGGCCAGACGAGCCACCGGCCGATGCATCTCATGTCGAGGCGCCGGCCGCTCAACAGACCGACAAGCCCTCGGCAAGGGCCCGGTCCAAGAGCAGCTAGACACTGCCGTAAGGCCCCGCGATAGCCGGGCAAGAAGCGGCCCCGAACAGGGCAAGCCCTTCGAAGAACGTGATTTGTTTTCTCACTTTTTCAGGAGGGCATCGTGTCCCAGTTCGTCACTACCCATTACGTCCAGCAGTACACCACCAATGTCCAACTGCTCTCGCAGCAGAAGGGTTCGCGCCTGATCGGCAGCGTCACGCAAGGCACCTACGTCGGTAAGCAAGGCGTGCCTGTCGATCAGTTCGCGCCGACCGTCGCCACCAAGCGCACCACGCGCTATCCCGCGCTGACGCCGGCTGACACCCAGGCAGACCGCCGCTGGGTCTTCCCGTCCGACTACGACTGGAACGACCTGATCGACCAGATCGACAAGCTGCGCCTGCTGATCGACCCGAAATCGAGCTACGCGCTGAATGGCACGGCCGCCATGAACCGCGCGAAGGATGACGAGATCATCGCCGCCTTCTTCGGCACGGCAAAGACCGGCGTCGATGGCTCGGTGTCGACCAACTTCCCGGCATCGCAACAGGTCTCGGCATCGGAAGGCGCCAGCTCTGCCACGGGCATGAACGTGGAGAAGCTGAAGGCCGGTATCCAGATCCTGCTGCAGAACGAAGCCTGGGATCCGTCGTCTGGCGAACGCGTCTACTGCGTGATCTCGTCCAAACAAAACCGCAACCTGATGGACGAAGTGCAGGTCATCAATGCCGACTACAACGGTGAAAAGGCCGTGGTCAATGACGGCTTCGTGATGTCGTGGGGCAAGGTGGATTTCATCCACTCCGAG